TTTTTTTTTTTTTTTACATCGCACTCTGGGCAACAGCCCAGCACCGTAGAGTACCACGGACGACCAATAAATAGAAATAAACAATAAACACACTAAGACACTATAGTTCTGTACAGTTCCAACGACTCGGCGGCAGTCAGAAGGGCGTCGATAGCCATAACCACGTCCACAGACGGGGCAATGTACCGACTCCTCACCGCATCGCGGAGCGTCGGGGGAATAGCCTGGTCTAACGCATAAGAGGACACCCTATCCTTAAAAGACACATACCTCTCCGGCAGCGTGCGCGGATCCATACCGATCTCGCCTACCAACTCCAACACCTTAGCCACATCCGGAACGAACACTCCAAACTCCTCGAATAACAATATGAAACCCGAGCTGAAATAGATTACACTCTCCGTGACCAACTTGGCCTCGAGGTTGAACAGGTTGGACATCTTGTGCACGGCAACGACGCAGTCCAAACCATCGACAACCCACATCACATTGTCATCGCCCTTGGCAATCATATATCGAATGTTCTGACGTCCCACAGACTCCGACCCGGAGACGAAGTTGTAGATCAGGTTGCCCAACATAGTATGTGGTGCGCCCGACTTCATCTGGTAAGCCGACACAAACATCAAACCCAGCACCTTGCTACTTACCCTTCCAACGTAGGAATCCGCGAAAATATCCATGACACCTGGGTCCAACCCTAAGTCCACGAACAGATAGGCCTCGATCACCCTGGCCAACAAGTTCTGGGCCTTGTCGTACTTGGACGAGTCTATCTCTATAGCCCTCAACGCCTTGAGCCCAGCCAAGTTGCGCGTGACCCACTCCGATATAACTTCATCCGACGCCCTACCAGCACTCATGATCTCGGGTCGCAACGCACCATCGAACCGCTCGAAAATCACCCTAAACAAACTGGTGAACGGAGCCGTCTCCTTCTTAGCCAAACTAACAATGACCTGCCCTTGCCCAATCTCCTGTTGCGCAGCAGTGCTAAGTTTCGGTTTAACTCTCTTCTTGATGATGGTATCGTACCTCTCTAACTCAAGCTCCACGAGGTCTCCCACACACTCACCATCGAGCATGTTCCGGTAGTTCTGGTCCTTACCAGCGCGCCAGGCCATGTAGTCCGTAACATTGAAAGAGATAGGATTGTCTCTGTACGTTTTTCCAACGGTGTCGCGGAAATTCGGAACGAAAGCCCAATCGATGAAGTCGTCGACCAGCTTGCGAGCATAGTCATATATACTATTTTGCATTTGCATGTCCGGGGGGTTCCAGTTACGCTTGGCCGAGGCCAGAATGGCGTCCACTAGAGGAGTGCGCGACAACGGCAACGCCGATGTGCGCACCGGGGCATCGTCGTACAACTTCTCAGGCGCCGCGACATCTTTGCCTATCTCAATTTTTCCGTAAAACTCCGTGTTCACATTGATATCGCGCACCCGCCTAAGCTCCGCGGTGTTCTGGATGTGCGACGTGGAATTACCCGGAAACAACTGATCGTAAACTTCCTGAAGGGCCTCTTTGGGGTTAGGTATGTGGTTGTGGCTGTATGGCGTGTAACTAGGCTTGGACGTGGCTGTAGTCGTGGCTCGCCCCACCACATTGGGAGCGTAAGCCCGAACCGAGTCGCCCATAAAATTAGCCAACGGGTCCACCTCTAGATCCAACGTGGCGACGTCCGGCACCTCCACTTGCATATTTATGGCCTCGAACCACTCTGCCCGAGGCCTATAGTGCCGATCCATGTACACGTCGAAGCACA